CCGTCCACTCGGCGTGTCTCACCGTCCTGTGGGGCCCGCCACGCCGACCCGACTCGGACCCGTACAACCCGGTCCTACCCCGTCAGACCCGCCGATGAGGCTCACCGCCGCCGAACGGGACGCCGTCTGGCAGCGAGACCAGGGCCGCTGCATCTGGCCTCGCTGCGGCCGGCTCGGCGCGGAGATAGCACACTTCCATTCCCGGGGCATGGGGGGGCGATCCACGGCGAACACGCCCACCAACTATGGGCTGATGTGCCAGGCCCATGCGCGGGCTAGCGACGGCGAGTACGGCGACCGGGACTGGTATGTGGCCGAGCACGTCAAGCTGTACCGGGCGGCTGGCATCGGCCCGCAGGTACCGGAGCACCGGGCGGATACATTCCGGGCCTGGTGGCGTGCCGAGGCTCTCACCGCCCTCATCGGGGCGCTATATCCGACTTGACACCCACCGCCCATGGTGCTATGTTGGGTACGACACCGAGAGAGGACGCCCGAGATGACCATCACGACCACGGCCCGCTACCAGCGGACCCACGGCAAGAGCCCCCGCGGCAAAGGCACCTGGGCCTTCAAGCGCTCCACCACCCGCGACGCCTATGACGCCGACGGCGACGGCCCCTCCACCTTCGCTCCCTACGGCACCCGCGTCGGCGACCAGGGCGATCAGGGAACCGAGGAGAAGGTCGCTCGCTGGCACCACTTCGAGGACCACTACGACGGCGGGATCTACGACCTCGGCGACCTCCGCTCCGATACAGACGAAGGCGACCCGGTTGTCCTGCGACGGGCCGGCGAATGGGCCGAAACGGACGCCGACGCTGGCGCCGAGATCCTGCGGACCCTCGGCTACGAGGCCACCGTGGCACTCAGCGAAGCGGCACCGGAGACCTCCGAGAGCCTACGCCTCTGGACGATCACCGTCAGGAGGGCATCATGAGGAGCATCGACGAGATCGTCGAACGGGCCCGCGCCTGCAAGCCGATGTTCGGATGGGATGTCGAGGTGCTCTGCGACTACCTGCCGGGAGACCGGCTCCGGGACGCCCTCGGTGATCGTCTCAAGGAGACAGCCGACACCTCCGCCTGGCAGCCGAAGCCCTACACCGCGGAGTCGGTCAAAGCCGACGCCGTCGACTATCTGCGGTTCGCTGTCGGCAAGGCCGAAGACCACCGCGGGATCTCCGCCGGTCGGTCTATCGAGAAGATGCGCGAGTACCTGTGGCTGCTCGGAGACGACGCCTTGCTCGGCCGGTTCCTCGACGCCCCCTACCCGCAGTACGGCGCGCCACAACTCAAGGTCCTGTGGGACGCCTGGCTCCCCGACGAGGCGATCAACGAGACGGTTGCCGTCATGGCCACCGGGAACCTCTGCCGGGACGACTGCCAGGGATGCGGAGTATGACCAGCAGCATCACCCGCCAGCGCCGGCGGATCGCCCAGCTACAGAGGTCCAACGAGGCGGTGGAGGCACGTGCAGCATCCCAAGAGAGAGGAACCGACCGATGAACCAACCAACCGATCTCCGCATCGATACCGGCGTCGCCGCCCACGGATCAAGGAGGGGCCCGGAGAAGATCGAGGTGATCATCGTCGACGACAGGCGGGTCGCAGCGGTCGGCCTCCGATACGGTGATCTGACCGCGGTGGGCACCGCCCGCTGTCATCCGAAAGATCGTCCTGACAGGCTCCTGGGCGAGTCCATCGCCCTCGCCAGGGCGCTGCACGCGCTCGCCCGCCGGATCGCCGCCGACGCCCAAGCCAAGATAGACGGAGCCGGTCAGGACAGGTTCGCCTGGAACACTGTGGGCATCCACGCGCAACTCGCCGACGCCGCCGAGGAACGGATCACGAGGGACATCCTGGGATGAGACGCCTCACCGACGACATCACCGTCCGGCCGGTCGACATGTGGCCCGGCATCCCAACCACCAGACCGCGGCGCGCCCCGTTCACTGCCGGCTGGTCATCGACCGTCGCGACGCTCGGGACCGAACTCCACGCCATCGACGCCCGACATGTGGTGCTGCTCGCCTACCTGACCGAATCTCAGATCCGGCTCGACGGCTGGATCCGGGCTGATGCCACCCCGACCAGTCCCGGCGTGATCCTCGCCTTCGACTCCCGGTACGGGCCGCTGAAGTATGCCTGCGACGCGTTCAACCACTGGCAGGACAATGTGCGGGCCATTGCCCTGGGCCTCGAAGCGCTCCGCCGGGTCGACCGATACGGGATCTCCAAGAGGGGTGAGCAGTACACCGGCTACCGGGCCCTCCCCGGCGGGAACGTGTCGACGGTTGGTGGAACATACACGCTGACCATCGACGGCGCCTGGAGAATCATCGCCGAGGCGATCAATGCCACCGTCGACATAGCCCGGGTCGCTGACTGGTCCCAAGTCCGGGTGAAGGCGCTCCGGGCCGCGCATCCCGACACCGGCGGAGACGGCGAGACCTTCATCCGAGTACAGGGAGCGGTCGCCATGGTCGAGCGAGCCCGCCGATGAGCCCCGACGTCGACCTGGTCGTGGTCGGCTACTTCTCGCTCCACAGAGTCGACTCGGAGGCTGTGGGTAGCACCGGGCGATCAGCGTGCGGCCTGGTCGAAGGTCCGATCTTTACGACCATCGACGCCGAATTCGCTTATCAGCATCCGACCCTGCCGCGCAAGAACTGGTGCGGCCACCGGGCTTGCTTCGGAGCCAGCCGATGACCTCCGGGCAGCGCTGCGGCTGCGCTCACCTCCGCCGGGTACACGATAACGGAGGCCACTGTCGGGCCCGGGTCAAGGCCCATCGTGGCGGCCCCGGCGCCTACATGACCTGTCCCTGCCCCGCCTTCCATGAACCCGAACCCGAGGACAGTCGATGAACCGACGCCGTTGTCGCTGCGGGCACAAGCCCCAACGCCACAATCAGCCCGGAGCCATCTGTGGGGGATGGGCCAAAGGCTCCCGCACCGGCATCTACCGTCTCTGCCCCTGCCGTGCCTACCGTGACCCGAGAGAGAGGACCTCGAGATGACCGACACCACCCGATGGCTCGCCACCGCCGCCGGCATCCTGGCCCTAGCGGCGATCACCCTCAGCCCCCCACTCCCAACCGCCGCCGCCAAGACGGCCGGCCCGGCCATTGCCTCCCAAACCCCGCCGGAGGCGGACGCCGGGATCGAGTATCTGGCGCCCCGCACGCGGTACGGGGATGTGCAGGTCATCACCCAGCCCCAGACGAGGGGGATCGTCGATTTTTCGACCACGACCGAGGCGCTGAAACCCGAACCGCGGGTTCGCGCGTGGCAGCCCGCCGACGAATGCGCCCGGGTCCCCAACCCGGGTCCCGTCCGGCTCACCCCGGCGACGATGCGCTGGTGCGCCAAGGTCGCCTACTACTTGGATCTCGGGGAACGCCGCGGCGCATGGGCCTGGCAGCCGGGGGACCTGACCCGGCTGTTGCTGATCATCGAATGCGAAAGCAACGGCGATCCGACCGCTACCAACGGCTCGGGCCTTGATCTGGTCGTCAGCCTATTCCAAAACAAGGTTCGCTATTGGGCAGACCGCGGAGCACAAGCGGCCCGCCTCTTCGGCTTCACCAATCCGACGATCACAATGCCCTACGACAGCATCGCTGTCGGCGTCTGGCTGTTCAAGACCGGAGGCCGAGGACATTGGGAGACTTGCGGCGGGAACCGGGGCGGCCCGGTCTCTCAGACGCTAGGCAACATGGGCTACTAGAGAGAGAGGGAGAGAAACATCATGAGACGACTACTCGCCATCGGACTGGCCGTGACACTGCTCGTAGGAGCGTTCGCTGCTGGGGCGAATGCGGCGAAACCACCGCAAGTCACCGCGGTCTGTACCATCGACTCGACCAACGTGGCGCACCATCCGAGGGTCAGCCAACTGCGGGGCGTCTCGGAGGTCTGGGACGGCTCCCTCTGGGTGCTCGGCGCCTGCCTGACGGAGGGGGGCAAGGGTCGGGCGAAATGGTTCGCGGTCCGTGTCCCCGCAGAGGACCGGGAGTGGTTCGAGCAGGTCGCTCAAGGTCTCACCGGGCCCACGCCATGACAGGGGCTCTCTGCCGGTCCTGCCAGGCGGAGATCCGGTGGATCACCACCGAGGCGGGACGCCAGGCACCCGTCGACGCCAGACCCGAGAAACGGTTCATCATCGAGGACCGGCTCGCCGGGGAGGTCGGCCGGCTGGTCGACGCCTACGTCTCGCACTTCGCGACCTGCCCGGACGCTGATCAGCACCGGACCCGCTGATGCCACGACCGAAGCTCTACGGCACCCGGATCAGCATCGGTGTCCGAGGCGACCACCCACGCCTGACCACTGGAGCCCGCCAATTGATACCGGGTCCCAATGCGGGACCCGGTATCACGTCTTCGGCATCCGGGCCCCGCTACGCTGGACCTGACATGAGACCCGTCCCGAGCAGGAACCCGATGACTGTCCTCCACCCCGTGCTCCCGCTGTGCAGCGTCTGCCGGCGGCCGATGATCCGGATCAGCCGGACCATCGCCTGCCTGTGGTGTGACCACGCGGCACGCTGGGCAACCGTCCAGACATCCGACGTCCCATCGATCCGGGCCGCCATCACCGCCGCCCTAGGGGACACTGGATGATCATCGGAGAGATCGTCGGCGGCCACGGAGACCAGGCGGTCGCTGATCGGCTCCCAGCTGCGGACCGGCTCTTCGAATGCCACGCGTTCACCTGCCCGTCTTGCGGGAACCGGGAACACGGCAACCCGACCGGCGCCGCCCACACCCACAAGGGCCCCGTCCCCTACATTGCTCACTCGGTGTCTGACTGTCCGCCGTCATGCTGGGTCGACCCGGCCCGACGGCCACCCGACATCCCCCACGGCACCCGCCACTGCGTGTTCTGCGCCGTCCATGTCCCCCTCGAAACCCACGACGCCTACCAGGACCGCCACTACCACCTCCGTAACATCTGACTGGTCATGGCACGCGGACCGGACCCAGATCTCATCGGGGCACGCCGACGGATCCTCGACCTCGAACACCGGCTCGAAACCGCGGAGACTCTCGCCGCCGCCTACCGGGTACACCGTCGGGGCGTCGGTGACGCGCAGGAGACCATCCTGCGACGACTGGTCGACATGTGGGACCGGCTCGACCGGCTCGGCGACCCGACCCTGGGCCGCTCCTACGAGAGCCGGCCTGGCACCACCACGGGGGATCGTGATGAGGGTGCGGCGACCCGCCGTTACCGGGCGATGAAGGCGGACCTCAACCGGCAGATCCATAGGGCGCTCGAGGACTGCGCGGATCGAATCGACGGCACCTGGGAACCGGCCCCACGATGCCCCCGCTGTAGTCGTTCGCAGCGCCGCACCGCCCGGGTCTGCGACCGGGACGGAACCCCCCTCGGGCCAAGGGCGCAACCCGGGCCGGTCACACCGGATCCGGAGACTGATACCGTTGCCGGACAAGGGCGGATGCGGGGGCGCGACACTAACCCGGTCCGCAAATGATGTATCCTGGTGCCCATACGGTGGACCAGTCCGACCCGGTCACCCAACTCGAAGCCGACTGGCGTCTGTGGCGCCTCACTCTCTTCCCCTCCTATCTGACCGACGCCCTTGGCCGCATCGTCCCCGACGGGCCCCACCATCTCCGGTTCTGGGAATGGGTCTGGCAGATCCGTAAAGGACACCGGGCCCCCGCCTTCGTCGGCATCTGGCCGAGAGGTGGAGGGAAAAGTACCAACGTGGAGATGGCCACCGTCGCACTCGGAGCTCTCCAAACCCGCCGGTACGGCTGGTATACCTGCGCGACACAGGACCAGGCTGATGATCACGTCGCCTCAATCGGGTCGATGCTCGAGTCCCCCGAGGTCGGTGCCTTCTACCCGGCGCTCAGCGCCCGACGGGTCGGCAAGTATGGCCACTCACGCGGCTGGCGTGGCAACAGGCTGACCACCGCGGCAGGTTTCACGGTCGACGCCGTCGGCTTGGACAAGGCCATCCGTGGCCGGCGGATGATCGAGGACCGTCCCGACCTGATCATCCTCGACGACGTCGACGACGCCCTCGACGGTCCGGCCGTCACCCGCAACAAGATCACCGCGATCACCAAGAAGATCCTCCCCGCCGGTTCGGAGGACCTAGTGGTGGTCGCCATCCAGAACCTCGTCCACGCCGACTCGTTCTTCACCCGCATGACCGACGGCCGCGCCGACTATCTGACCGACCGGATCCTCTCCGGCCCGATCCCAGCGGTGGATGGCCTCGAAGTCGAACAGCGGATCGACCCCGAGACCGGGGATCCCCTCTGGTACATCACCGCCGGGGAGGCGACGTGGATAGGCTTCGACTTGGAGACCGCGCAGGCCAAGATGCATGAGGAAGGACTCACCGCCTTCGCATCCGAACGGCAACACAACGTGGAACCACCCGCGGGCGGCATGTTCGACCACATCGACTTCAAGGCGATCCTCGTCGAATGGGATGCTCTGCCCGAACTCGACCGGGTCGTCGTGTGGGTCGACCCGGCGGTCACCTCCACCGACGAGTCCGACGCCTTCGGCATCCAAGCCGACGCCCTCGGCGCCGACGGCCGCATCTACCGGCTCTACTCGTGGGAACAGCGGACCACCCCCGAGGACGCCCTCGAACGGGCCGTCCTCAAGGCCATCGAATTAGGCGCCGACCATGTCGGCATCGAAACCGACCAGGGTGGTGACACCTGGGCCTCCGTCTACCGTGAAGCCGTCCGCAACCTCGAGACGCATCGGCTGATCCGCAAGGGCGAAGCGCCCCGCATGGCCAGCGACAAGGCGTCACGGCAGCGCACCGGGGACCGGCCCGGCGCCGGCGTCCCCTCCAAAGCGGGCCGGGCCACCAAGATGCTCGCCGACTACGACCGGGGCCGCATCCGTCACGTCCGTGGCACCCACACCACCCTCGAACGGGCGTTGCGCCGCTTCCCTAGGACCAAGCCGTTCGACCTGGTCGACACCGCCTACTGGTCATGGGCCGACCTCCGCCACATCGGGGAGATCGCCGGGGCCACCCACAACCCCGAGATCGACCATCGGCACGCCGACACCGACGATCCGTACACCGCGCCGAGACCCTCCACCTGGCGCGGCTGACCGGCCCCTACACTCCACGCGTGTGGAGACCCTCACCAGCATCTTGGAGGCGACAGGGGTAGCGCTCCTCATCGCCGCCGCCTGGCTGATCTCGATCCCCGCCGGGATCGCCGCCACCGGAGCCGGATGCATCGCCGTCTCCTACGCTCTCACCCGCAACGCCAAGACCCGAAAGCGGAGACCGCCGAGATGAGCCTGCTGTTCAGCCCACCGCCAGTCACAACTCGGGTCGTCGAGTCGGTCAGCGACATGCCCCTCGTCGACTCCGACGACGCCTCCTACCGCCGGCTTGGCGCAGCGCCCCGCGACCTTCAAGGCACCACGCTGATCAAGGCGATGAACCTGTCCGTCGCCCTCTACCGGGCGAACCCGCTCGCCAACCGGATCATCTCGATCTACCGCTCGTTCATGTCCGGTGTCGGCTTCGACATCACTGCCACCAACCCCGAGGTCGACGCCGTCGTCTCAGACTTCTGGAAAGGCCCTCGCAACCGCCTGGACCGCAACCACTCGAACTACACCCGGGACCATCTCCTGATGGGCGAAACCCATCTCCCCATCGCCGAGGACCAGACCGGCAACCTGACCGTCGGTTACATCGATCCAGTCACCGTCGAGAAGATCCTCCGTGACCCGACCAACAACATGCTGCTCACCGACATCGAAGTCCGGGCCGGTCTCACCGCCGAGACCGAGACCCTGCGGATCGTTGGGATGAACACCGACCCGACCGAACCCGACGCCGGTCTGTGGAAGGGCCAGGTCTGCACATGGCTGTTCGACCGGATCGCCGCGGGTACCCGGGGTACCCCGTTCCTGCTCCCCGTGCTCGACTGGCTCGACGCCTACGACCAGGTCCTATGGGAACTCCTCGAACGGCAGAAGGCGCTGCGCGCCCACTTCTGGGCAGTCACCGTCCAAGGAGGCGAGAACGAGGTCGCCGCCGCCCAGGCCCTGTTCGGCACGACCGCCCCCCGCACCGGGTCGGTCCGCTATCAGACCGACGCCATGAAGATCGATGCGGTATCCCCGACACTCGGCACCAGCGACGATGTGCCCGCCGCGCAGTACCAGCATCGGCACATCGCGTCGGGCGTCGGACTCGCCCCCCACTGGCTCGGCGACCCGAATGACACCAACCGCTCCACCGCCGAATCGATGGACGTCCCCGTCCTCCGCAGCCTGGCGGACACCCAGGATGAGTGGGCCCGGAACACGGTCGAACTCGCCCAGGTCGCCGTCGACGCCAAAGTCCGGGCCAGGATGCTCCCCCCCATCCTCCCTGTCGTCGAAAACGGCCAGCCGGTCCGCGGATCCGAGAAACCGGCCCGCGAGCATGTGAAGGTCGTCGCCCCCGAAATCGAGGACCGCAAGGTCGTCGACGCCGCCGCTGCGCTCGCCTCAACAGCCTCAGCCTTCATATCACTGGACATGCTCGGCACCATCAGACGCGACACGATGGTCAAAGTCGTCCGTCAAATGCTCCCCGCCCTCGGTATCCCCGCCGACGAACTCCCCGCCCCCGACGCCGACGCCGACATGCAGATCTCCGCCCTCGAGTCGTACCGCCGCTACGCCGACGCCTTGGCATGACAATCCTGGCCGAGTCGCATCTGTCGGGGACGACACCGTCCCCCGGCCAGTACCGGGCCGAACTCCGCCGGCTCCTCCGCCGCCTCGACGACCTCTCCGACGGTCTCGACACGGAAGTCGCCGCCACCCTGATCGACATGCAGCGGGCCATCCAGTCGGCGCTCGCTGACGCGTCCGAAGGCACCGCCGCGCTGCTGCGTCTCTCCCAGGAAGGACTCGACGATCTCACCGCCAGGGCCACAGCCCGATGGGGATCAGCGATCACCGATGCCGGCAACCAGGCCATCAGCCTCGGCGAGGAAATCGCGGTGGGCCCCCTCGACCAGGCGTTCGGAGGCCAGATCCGCGGGATCACCCAGAGTGCCACCACCGATCTGTTGGGCATCGTCTCGGGCTTCTCCACCGATCTCGTCCAGGGAGCCACCCTCGACCTGAAACGCCGCATACGTGGGGAACTCACCTCCGTCTTGGCCGGGGCCCGCACCCCCGGCCAGGCGGCGACCCTCATCGGCCGGAGCCTCCGCACCGCCAACCACTTCTCCACCGTCTACACCCGGGCCAGGGCGATCACCGTCACCGAACTCGGCCGCCTCTCCGCGCTTGCCGGCCAGAAATCTCAGGAGGACCTCGACCGGGCACTCGGCCAGGCCGGCGGCTTCGCCCGGATCGGGAAAAGGTGGATCAACGCCCACCTCCCCGGAGCACGACCCGACCATCTCCAGGCCGAAGCCGACTACTCCGAAACCGGCGCCGTCGGGCCGATCCCCATCGACGCCACCTACATGATCGGAGGCTTCCCAGCCCTCTACCCACATGACCCGGCCCTCCCCGCCAGCCAATCGACGAACTGCCACTGCCTGTCGGTCACCGTCCTGCCCTGCGGCCAGTTCAAACTCCGCGAGGCGGTCAACGCCGACGGCGACGCCTGCATGATCGACCCGCTCGCCAAGGACGGGGCCAAGACGGCGGAGGAAGTCACCCTCGCTCAATTCCTCCAAGTCGGTGATGAGACTGCCGAAGGCGCCGTCGTCAAGAGCATCGAAGTAAAACCCGACGGATCGCTCAAGATCCGATTCGAGCAGGGATTCTCGATGGGCTTCAAGGCCGACGAAAAGGTCCGCGTTAGAGTCTCAGCCACCGAATACCAGGCACCAAGCAAAGGAGTCTCTGGATGACCGAACCGCTGCTCGTCTACGCGCTCACCAAGATCAACGTCGGCCGTGGCGACCCTGACCGCCAAGACCGGGCGGACCAGCGGCCCTACACCGGCTTAGACATCCTGGCGGTCAAATGCACCGACCATGCCGACCCGGTCACCCACAAGCTGATCGGCGAGATCCGGGTCACCTTCGTGGCCACCGGGGCGGTCGTCTACCTGCCCCTGCCCGCCGGATACGCCGACGTCGGGCACACAGCGGTCCCCGCCGGATACGCGCTCGCTGTCGATGACGAACCGGAGACCCCCGCGGTGCAGGTCGCCGATGATCTCACCGGCCTGAACATCAAAGCGCTCAAGGCGCTCGCCACCGATCTCGGACTGTCGGTGGGCGGGACGAAAGCGCAATTGATCGCGAGAATCGGCGAGCATAAGACCGACGCCGGCTGATACCAGGACCGACACGGCGACCAGGACCCTCACGGGTCCATCGCCTTTTCGACCAGGAGCACATCAATGAAGCCCACCACCACCGAGGCCACCGACCCGAAGTCCCTCACCGGCCGGGTCGACTCCGTCCACCGGGCCTGGCGTGCCACCTACGCCAAGCCGGGCGAACCGTCAGACTCCTGGCCCGTCGAGGTGTACGAGGACGCGGTCATCATCGAGATCCGCGACGAGAAGGGCACCGAGTACCAGCGGTATCCGTACACGATGACCGACGCCGGTGCCGTCACCTTCGGGGATCCCGAGAAGGTCACCGCCAACGTCGGATACACCGCCGAAGCCCGCGCGGTGCTCGCCAACTCGGCCGACAAGTACGCCGAAGCGACCCGGTTCGTGGAACCGCTCGAGGCCGACGGCCGGATCCTCGAGTCGGTCGACGGGATCGGCCCCGACGGTGGGCGGGTATGGCGGATCACGATGGTCCGCCCCGGGGTCAGCCTCAACGGACGCCGCTACCGGCCCGAAGTCCTCACCGAAGCAGCCCACCTGTATGAGGGTGCGAAGGCCTTCGATGGGCATCGGACCGACGCCGAACGGGACGCCTCCGCGGTCCGCAACCTCGCCGGCTGGCACACCGACGTCGCTGCCCAGGACGACGGGTCGCTGCAGTCGACATTCCATGTCGCCGAATCAGCGCCGCACATCCGGTCCCTCTTCCTCGCCGCCTACCAGTCCAGGAACCCGAACCTGGTCGGCTTCTCCCACGATGTCTCCGGCTCATCCAAGCCGGTCGCTGAGGGTGGCCGGCTGATCCGGGATGTCACCAAGATCGTCGAGGTCCACTCCGTGGACGTCGTTGCCGACCCCGCCGCCGGCGGACGGCTCGAACGCCTCGTTGCGTCGAGGCAGAAAGGGGAGGTCCCCGTGGATCTCAAGGAACTACATGAATTCCTCGACGGCTTGTCCGACGAGGACCGTGCTGCAGCGCTCGCCAAGTACAACGCCACCGTTGCACCCGTGGCCCCGCCTGCAACAGAGCCCGTCGTCGAGGCCGCCAAGGCCAAGACCACCGAACGGATCCTGGAAGCGGGGAGCGTCGAACAGCGGTTCGTGCTCTCCGAGGCGCTCGGCGCGACCAACTTGCCCGAGGACGCCAAGACCAAGATCCGCAAGACCGTGACCGCCGGTAACTACACCGAGGCAGCGATCCTCACCAAGATCACCGAGACCACCGACCTGTGGGACGCGGTGCTGGCATCACGGCCGCAGCCGCTGCCCGGTCAGAGGATCACGGTCACCGAGACCGGAGCAGAGGACCGGGCCAAGGCGCTCGACGGCCTATTCGCCGGCGAACCCGTCGGCAACATCCGGCCGTTCCGGAGCCTGAAGGAGGCATACGCCGCCTTCAGTGGATACAGCCCCTACGACACGGAGGACTTCAACCGCCGGCTGCTCGCCGAATCGGCTGGGGCCTTCGCGTCGGCGGAGGACCAGCGGAGACTCCGCGAGTCGATCATCTCATCCACCTGGGCATCCGCCCTCGGGGACTCGATCACCCGCCGGGCCATCGCCGAATACTCCGACCCGAGCCTCAACTCGTGGCGCCTCATCGTGTCCGACATCGTGCCGATCACCGACTTCCGCACCCAGCGGAGAGACCGGATCGGTGGCTACGACGTCCTGACCGTGGTCGCTGAGAAGGGGACCTACCCGGCGCTCACGTCGCCGACGGATGAGGAAGCCACCTACGCGATCACCAAGAAGGGCGGGACGGAGGACCTGACGCTCGAGATCATCGCCAACGACGACATCGGCGCGGTCCGCCGGATCCCCAAGAGCCTCGGACGCGCTGCCGCCCTGACCCTGTACCGGGCGATCTGGCAGACGACTCTGGCCAGCAACGCCACGATCTACGACAACGTGGCGCTGTTCGACTCGGCGCATGCGAACACGACCGCCGCCGCCCTCGGGGAGACGGGGATCGGGACGCTGCGAAACCTGATGGTCACCCAGACCAGGCTCGGTGAAACGTCCGGGTTCCTGGCCGCGACCCCCAAGTTCCTGGCAGTCCCGCCGGAACTGTTCGTCACCGCCTTCAAGCTGACCCAATCCGGGTCGTCCGTGGCGGGTGGTGAGGCAGCGTCGAACGCCTGGGGTGCTGGGAACATCTCGAACCCCTGGCAGGGGCTCGTGCCCATCGAGGTCCCGACATGGACCGACGCCAACGACTGGATGCTCATCGCCGACCCCAAGTCGATCCCGACCATGGAGGTCGGCTTCTACCTGGGCCGCCAGGATCCCGAGATCCTGATCCAGGACGCCCCCGCGGTCGGATCGGTGTTCACCGCCGACACGATCACCTACAAGGTCCGTCACATCTGGGGCCTCACGGTGCTCGACTACCGCGGCTTCCAGCGCGGCACGCAGTAAGACCACCGAGCAGGAACCTCCCCCGGACTCCCTGGGGGAGGTTCCCCTCACCCCGCTCGAGCGGGAGAAGGGAAACAAGACATGACGTTCAGAAACGACCTGCTCGGCCCCGACTTCGTGGAGGTCCCCACCCCCACATCGTGGGCCACCGCGGGGACCGCCGACGAGTGGCCCGCATGGACATGCCCGGCCTCCAAGCGGTACAAGGTCACCGCAGTCAAACTGGTGCCGGCGACGGCGATCACCGCGTCCGCCACGGACACGGTCACCATCTCAGTCCAGAACAAGGGGACCGCCGGTACGGGTACGACGGAGGTGGCGTCCTTCGCGTTCGACACCGCGACCACCGACGACGTCGCAGCCTTCGATGAGAAAGCACTCACCCTCTCAGCGACGGCAGCGAACCTGGTGGTCACCGCCGGTCAGATCCTGTCGATCAAGAAGGCGCTCGGCGCCGCCGGACAGGTCGTCGAAGGCAAGGTCCGCATCGAGTTCGAGCCCGTCGGCGCCTAACCCACGCCACCAACCTGAGCGTGCTGGGGGATCCGAACTCCGGGTAATCCGGGGTAACGGGTCCCCCGCACGCCAACGAGACGAAAGGCCCCCAACATGACCACCAGGCTCTCCGACCTGCTCAACGTGATCCGATTCCACATCCCGATCCCCGTCGACTTCAACACCGCCGGCACCGCCGACGAGGAACCAGTCCTGATCGCCCCCATCGCTTGCAAGGTCACCGGAGTCACCTTCGTGCCCGAGACGGCGATCACCGGCGACGCCACCAACTACGCCACCCTGTCCCTGCAGAACAAGGGTGCCGCTGGCACCGGCACCGACGAGATCGCCACGTTCGCGTTCGACACACCGACCACAGACGACGTGGTGGCGTTCGACGGTAAGGCGCTCACCCTGTCAGGCACCGCGGCGAACCTCGAACTCGCGCTCGGTGACGTGGTGTCGATCAAGAAGGCCATCGCCGCTGCCGGCATGGTCCTCGACGGCTTCGTCCTGATCACCGCCGCACCGCTCCAGTAGCGGTACACGCCAGGCACGCGG